TGAAAAAGCTTCTGCGGGTGCCGCAAAAAGACGGACCCGGCGCGGCCCTTCCGTTTCCGTAGCTTGAGCGTGGGTTGAACCGGATGCCGGTCGGACGCGAAATGCTGTCCCGGATTCCGAGCTTTCCGCCGAAGACATTCCCTTGAGATGGAGTATCCTATCCGGCGCGGCCCTTCCCGCAGATCGGCCCCCTGTCTCTCCGCTGAGATGCCGCGTGGCGGATACGAAACCCCAACCGGAAGCCGCAGCTTCAGCCGCTCCGAAAACAAGGCGTATCCGCCCATCTATTTTGGCGGATTGATCCGTGTGCGCCGTCTCGGTCCCCCTGACCCCGTACACGCCGATCGTCAGCCAGCGGGGATCGTCAAGCGACCATAGCAGGGAATCGAGATCCCCCCATTCACCCGTTGATTCGAGCGTCTGGGGAGGAGGGGAAATGGCATGGAACGATGACGGCATACGGAACTCAATCTAAGTTGAGGGCCAAGCTTCCGGCTTCAAACCGCACAATGTCGCTCGGGGAAATCTCTTTGGGGTTCGTGATGTCCCCGTACCAGAGCATGTCTCCAGCGCTTTCGGCATTGAAAAGCGCCCACGAAACGATGGTTCCCCAGAGGGATGTCGCTACAGGGAACTCGATAGCCGCCGCGCTCTTGATGCTTCCATCCGACGGGGAACCGAACGTCACAAGCTGGCGGGTATATGCCCCTCCTGAAACTTCCGTCCCGCCTCCCGTTTCCCCCGGCGCGGCGGTGAATAGCCCAAGATAGTAAGTTCCGCCCGCCTTGAAAGCGTTCAGCATCCAGTTTTCCCCATAGTCCGTCAGGCTCATCAGATTAGATCCTCCGCATTGGTGTCATAGCGACGTTTGACGTGAAGCGCGCCCGCTGTTCCTGTTCCCCAACCTTCTGTTTCGCCGCCGAATAGTATTGCGTCCAGATCTCGACCGGAGCAGAGCCCCGCGTATACGGCCCGGACTCCACAAGCGCCGCGTACAAGTACAAATCAGGGCAGGTGATCAGCACTTCGTTGTCCGGCTGTTCTGCGGAAAGCGGCGGGATTTCCGCGTAGTACGTCAGGATGAGCTTTCCGTCCGCTTCGGCTGCGGGGATAAGGAACAGATCCCGACCGATGATCGTGTACTGTCGGGGAAGCCCCCGCACCGCTGATTTGACCGCGTACAGGTCGGGCGGCATGTACGTGAGGTTGACCGGGGGATTGCCCGCCCACACCAGATCCCGCATTTCCATGAACACGTCCCAGTCCCCGGCTTTCCGCTTCCACGGGAGGGGGACAGCTGTTTGCCCGGCCTGCACTTCAGTTGTGGCCCTGCGTTCCATGACGCGCATCCGAACCTCGCGGTTCAGCCTGAGTTCCGCAAGCTGGATGAACAACGGGATCTTGTCGTCCAAGTCCCCGCGCCCGAGATACTCCTTTACGGCCTCTTGCAACCCATCATAGGAATGCAGATCCATTACACTCTCTCCAATGTCGTGCGGAACGCCCGGTTCTCGGGGGCGTTCAGGAAGTGCCGCATCGCTTTGGGATCGCCGAGCAGATCAAGGCCCTGTGCCGCCGCAATGTCCACGGCGGCCACCGGGATGCTCGCAACCTTGCGGAACGTGGGGGCAATGCGGAACCCGCGGAGCCTGTCGGCATTCCGATCCGCCGCGTTCAATTCGAGAATGGTTGTGACGTCCTGTTCCCGCGTGATGATGCTTCCATCATGGAAACGGTCAATCACGCCGTCATCACGCCATTCGAGGACATCCCCATTCCCTACTCGTTCAGTCAGATTCACTTCCGTCATCGGAACCCCGTACAATTTCGGCAAAACCTTTTTCTATGAAAGGCACGGCCTCTTTCTCCGGCATCTTGAGTTCTTCCCCCCGGCTCCGGGGGAGGCCGTCAAACCAAGGCTGGCGGTCGGTCGTGATGCGGATCGTGATGTGCTTCGCTCTTGCCATCGTTACCCCAGAGCGGGGTTTCCCCCGCCATTCGTCATGCCTGAACCGAGAGGTCGGCAATCATGCCGGAAGAAGCCGGGTTGCGCGCCTCAAGCGTACATTCCACAAGGATCTGGCCTTTTTTGCTGTCGCCCGTGACCGCGAGTTCCTTGGTGCTGAACCCGCGCAGGTAGGCCACCTTCCAGTATTCAGGGTCAAGGATAAATGCCGCTTTTTTGGAATAGGGCTCATATGCCTGTACGCGGTTCGGAATAATTTTGAGCGTGTCGAAATCGGAAACGTAGACGTCGATAACCGCCGTGGCTTTTTTCTTCTCCACGTTTTCCATCCGCGTGGCGCCGCCGTTCAGGATTTCGGACATTTTCACGCGAAGATCAGGGGCAACCATGATTCGATCAGGATTCCCGCCAGAGGTGTAGATACCTGTCAATACGGTCTTCAACAGCTCTTCAGTGAAGGCCCGCTCCGTTCCGGCAGTCGCGGCGGCGCTGGATGTAGCAGCAGCACCGGAAGCACCCAGACTGATAGTCGAGGTTTCAGTCATCCAGCAAGGCAGCCCGCGCATCGTACGACCTTGGCTCGTGCCGTTGTCGTTTCCCTCGATCTGGTTGCTCAACAGAGCGAGTTCGAGGTCTTTTTTGATTTCCTTCATGCGCTGGGCAAGCTGATAGTTGTACTGCTTGCTCACGCCAGCCTGTTTTACGGCCTGCGCCGTGCCCGAGACGCTGATGTTTTTGCTGAGGATCTGCGTTTTGTTCGTCAGCTCAGTAGTATTGCTTGCCTCGAAATTTTTGGCGTCGTCACCTTCCAGCTGTGCATTTTTTGCCGGGGCGTTCAAGATGTCCGTCTGCCATTCGTGAAGCGTTTGGGATGCGCTGGATTTGCCACACGCTGTGAGAAAAGGGGTATCCGAGGGAGAAATGTCGAAGATCATGTTCATCAAGTCGCGAGGCTTACCGTTGATGCTCGCGTCCTTAAGCTGACCGCTTACTTTTGCCATAGTGCCCTCCTTTAGGCTCCGGCTTCAAGCATGGCGACGATTGCGTCAGTGCTGTTGGGGTTTTTGTGGAGCAGAGCGCGCGCCGTACGCACGCGATCCGCGCTTTCGTTGTCACCTGCGGGCCGGCCCTTGGGAGGCTGCACTTTCGGGGATTCGGCAAGCTTTTTTGCCGCCGCCTTCCGCGCTTCCTGCGTCTTGTCGTAGAGCATGGCCTTGGTGATCGCCTTGAGTTCATAGCCCTTGGAAATCTGCCCAAAGACGCCTTCCGGAACGCCCTGCGCCCGCATCCACTCCGTGACCTCAGACAGGTACTTTTTGGGCTCAAACCCTTCCCCATACAGCGCTTTGACTTCGGGGAATACGGAGTCGAACTCGCTCTTGAGTTCCCGTGCGGACAGTTCTGCGGCCTGCTGTTGCTGATGTTGCTGCGCCTTGATCACGTTCTGGTGCAGATTCTGGATGCCTTCCATACGCATCTTTCGCTCGGCATCCAGAGCGAGGAACGCCTGTGGATCTTCGCGCTGGAGCTTCAGCCAATCGATGCCCGCGAACTCGCCGTTCACCACATCGTGCACAATACGCAGCGCCGTCTGGAGTTCCGAGGATACGGACTGCTCATACAGTGTCTTTTCCTGTACAGCCCGATCGCGTTCAGCCGTCCGGGAGGAAATAGCCTCAGCATGCGCACGCTCGCGCTCCGTTACGTACTTACGGGCATCCGGAGGAAGCGCCTTAAAGACTTCTCCGTCCCAGCCTTCCGGGACATCCTCCGCTTCCGGTTCGGGTTGCTCTTCGGGCTCTTCCGGTTCTTCTTCCGGGCATGTGCCGTCCTCTTCGGAAGGCTGTTCTTCAGTGCCTTCCCCCTCTTCCTGCTGTTCTTCCGCGTCATCCCCATCAAGAAGCGCGGCGATCTCGTCGACGCTTTCAAGAGATGAGGATTCTGGCTCTTGAAGTTCCATTCCGCCACCGTTCACATGTTCTTCCATCAGATGCCTCTCAGAGCTTTAAGCGTACGCCGGAAAAGGCCGTCGCTTTGTTCTTTCAGTGCCTGTGCTTCCATTTCCGAAAATAATTCCCGCCGCACTTCAGCAAGACACTGTTGTTTCAGCCATAGCCTTGTGCGCTCCGCTTCATCAGCCGCCGCCCGCCAGCCTTTGACGATCCTCTCATCAATAGTTCCAAACAGTTCGGAGAAAAGAGAAGATTCGAGTATGCGTTTCGCCTCGTGCGCCCGCTGTTCCTGTTCGTCCATCACACCCCCCGCAGGTTTGTCAGTTCCGGCCCGCGTTCGCCCATCATGAGCCGCGTGGCATCAAGTTCCTTTTCGCCTTGAAGCTCCATAGCCTTGAGCGCAAGCTGTCCTTCCACCTTCTGCCGTTCGAGAGCGGTTTTTTCCTGAGTTTCATAGGCTTTCCGCTGCGCTTCCGTTTGAGCTTTCTGGGCATCAAGCTGTTGTTTCGCCTGCGCCTTCTGCTGTTCAAGCTGGAGCTTCTGTGCTTCAGGTGAAGGCTGTTCCGGAGCGTTCATGATCGCCTGTTCCGCTTGTGCAGCCTGTTCCTCTGTCCCGAAGAAACGCTCAGGAGCCTCAAGCCCCGCAGCCTCAGCCATCTTATGGCAGGTGTAGATCAGGTTTGTGAGCCGTACCGGGCTGTTCTTGCCAAGCTGTGCGATCATCTGCTGTTGTATGCCGAGGATGCCCTGATACGTGCCCACAAGCCGCTGGCGGTTCCCCGTCCCGAGCCCAACGGCTACCGAGATGTCCATATCCGGATCCCATCGGCGTGGGTCAAAGTCCATGAAACGCCCCTTCAGCCGGATCTGCACTGGCTTGTTGTGGTACTTGTGGACAAGGTGCAGGAGGTACCGTCCCAGAGGCTTAAAGAACATCTCGGCAAAGACGCGGGCGATAAGCTCAAGCCGCTGGTTCACGGCCTCATCCATGATCGAGGCCCCGGTAGCGGTGTTTTGGAGCGTATCAGCTTGGATTGACTGCGTACGGGAACTGATTCCCGTCCTGCGTTCAGTCATGCCGTCGGCAAGCTCAATGCCTTGCAGTGCTTCTCCTGAAGACGTGACGACAGGAAGTGGGGTGATCTCAGCATCACCTTTTGCGCGGATGACGTTCCCGGGCCCGCGAGACAAGAGGGAATCCATGTCGATCTCCCCACCTGCTGCCCCTGTCCTTACGACTATTTCAGCTTGATTCGAGAAAGCGAGGCCATCAAGATACTGCCGCGTCATCTCAGTCTTGAGCGACTGAAGATCCATGACCAGATCGCCAAGGCACAGGCCAACAACCGCATGAGGCAAAGGCAGGGAACAAGCATTGAAGAGCGGAGCGCGATACAGCGGCCACTCTTCGAAATCCAGAACGACGATATTGTTGTCATCCCCGCAGTACGTCACCTTGACCTTTTCCGCGATTCCGTCGCCATTCAGATCACATTCAGTCCACGCCTCCCAGATTTTGAAGCGCTTGAGCGCACCCGTTCCTTCATGAGTATCAGTACTGCTTGCATTGACTCCCCGAGTCACCCGCGTTTCCGGCATTTCATCATCACCGGATTCCACGGGCAGTTCGTCAATAATAGCCTGTGAATACCCATCTTTTCTTAGATCAGAGGCTGTCTTGATTTCCCAGTGCGCGACGAACCGGGCGGACTCCACATCTGCGGCATCTTCTGAAATGATGACTCTTTCCGAAGGAATCGGGTCGATCCGTATTTCCCGCTCTTCCCGCGTCGTCCGAAGTGTCAGATCAAAGAGGGTTCCGAACTGCGGATCGGGATAGCTGACACTCTCGACCTCTTCCGGGCTCGAAATTCCAGATTGAGAGATAAGCGCTATGGCTTCCTGCTCGGTCAGCCCGGTGTACTGATCGACTTGCTGTTCCTCTTTCTTCGGCGCATGGGCGATGCACCAGCCGACCCGCTGATAGAGCCCATCAGCCAAAACATTGTGGATGATCTGGAACATCCGCCGCCCGAAAACGACTTGATTGATGTAGACTGTAGCATCTTCCGCCGCCTGTTCCTCTTCAGGAGAGCGAGGATCAAAACGAATGATCTCTTCATTGCCGAACACACGGAACAAGCCCGGTTTTGCCCACTCGATCGTCTCCATCATCGTCCGGTCTACGTATGTAGAAAGCCCACGCCCGGCGCGTTCCTTGTCTACTCCATAGCCATACCCGAGATATGCCTCTTTCAGATCGGTACGAGCGCGGGATAGTTCCCCGCCATCAGTTCCGATGCAATGTTTCGACTCACGCGATACGATTGCCCGGATGCGCTCTTTCATCCCTTTGGAATCTTTTGCCATCAGCACACCCTTAAATTTGTTCTGGACAACGGCTTGAATCCGGTATCCGGCTTTCTATATCCAACCGCCGCGTACCGGAAAGCGTCAGCGCCGTGGCTTGTCCAGTCATGCAGCGGATGCTCTTTGAAGCACCCGCGCACCTCGTCGAACTCACGCTGATATGCCCAAAGGCTTTGGAGGCCCTGCCCGCATTTGTCGCGGTCGAACCATGAAGCCCCGATAACCTGCCGTGCGCCTTCAATTCCGTCAGCTACGGGAAGCTGTGGGGCCGTGGTAAAGTTGATACCCATTCCTCGCGCAGTTTCTATGCGGCTCTTGCCCGTCCCAAGCTCACGCACAGCAAGGTCATGCGGGCCGATGTGCGCACCGTAGCGATAGCCTTTCTTCGCCAGCACTTCAGCGTAGTGCGCCAACCCCTCGCCGCTGGCCTCGTAGTAGTCGACAAAGCGCCATTCCCCGAAGTTGCCGACCGGAAAGAATTGGAAGAACCAGATCGCCGTGGAGTCCGCCATGCCCAAGTCCCACGCCGTGTTGACCAAAAGGTTCGGTTCAACGGGAATCTTCCCGATCCGCCCCTCTTCATCGGCCTTCTGGAGCAGCCGCCCGTAGTACGATCCTGCGGCGACCATGACGGGGTTCCCTTCCCACACGTGATCATACTTGTCCGGATCCGTCGCCTTGCAGTGCTCCATCTCTGCCCGCAGCACATCGGGGAACCACGGGTTGTCGCGCCACCCTACTTTCCTGACCAAGCTGTCAGGCGGCGGGGTCTTCACGATGAAGCGTTGCCAGACAATGGAATTTACGCGATCTGGATTGAAGCTCATCCAGATTTCCGATCCCGCCATCCGCATCGTCGGGATGAGCAGATCAAGGCTACGCTCGCTCACCGTCTCAGCTTCTTCTATCCAACAATGCGTAATGCCCTCAAAAGATTTCAAGCGTTCAGGAGACATGCGCAAACCAGAGAAGATGAAAAGAGAGCCGTTCACTCCCCGAATTTCGTTGTCCGTCGAGCGATAGAAGCCGGAAAGCCCAAGCCGTCCGATCTCGTCATCAAGAAGACGTTTTACGGAGTCACGGATGGAATTTTGAACCTCGCGGGCACACAAGCACCGTATTGCCCGCTGAGTACCGATAAGCAGCAATGCCCGCGCAAAACTCCGGCTCTTCGCCCCGCCCCGCCCGCCATAGAAAACTTTGTAACGGTGCGGCTTGAAGAGTTCGGAAAAGGCTACTGGCAACGGGGCATCGATCATTTCGGCTCCACAAAGCGGACGACGATTTCAGAGGAAACAGCAGAACCGTCAGGGCCCGACAGCTCTTGCCTATCCACAGGCTTCTCGCCAACGGTATCTCTAACCTCCTGAAACGCCTTTACATCACCGGAAATAGCTTTCTCGAAAAGCGCAACGGCCACGGCCTCGCGACCGGTGAGAGATGAACCGTCGATTTTGCGATCAAGCAGGAGTTCAAGCGTGGCCCGGAAAGTTTTCTTCTCACGCCGGGCGATGCCTGACGCGATACCGCCTTTTCGACCCCTTTCGCTTGCTTCTTGCTTGGTTCGTACAGGCTTCAGCTTGTCCTCTCTTGCCATGACAACTCCAAAAATTGACCCCCCGAAGGAGAATTTCATTGCAGTACATCACGCGATATATCGGCCCTGCCATGCTACACCGCCCGATTCCCCGTGAATGGCGGCTATGCTCCGGCGTCGATATGCATAGCCCTTTTCGAAGGCGACCGTTTATCCTGTACCCCGCTGCAGCGGGCGATAGGCGACCGGGGGGAACGTCGCCGCGTGACTCTCTTCTCTCTCAAACCCTCCCGCGCCGGATCCTGCGCAGGAGTATGCCTATGACCGCATCAAGCACTGAACCGCCGGAATATCCGACCATTCCAACGATAGCCCCCGCAAAAAGGGGAGGCACATCTTGATCGTATAATGCGAGGATACAGAGCAATCCGGAAACGCCAGAGCACAGCAAGCCGCCGATGAACTGCTTTACCGAGTGCACCCCAAAACGGCAGGCTCGGGCGAGGCCTCCCAAAAGTGCCAATCCGACATAAGGCCACGAGAGAGCAACCGAGTCGACTACATGCTGAGAATCTTCTGGTGAAAGTCCCATCACCTACCTACCTGCTCTACGTTTTCGATCCACTGTGCCAGCGTTGCCGCGTCTCTTTCATCGATCCACCAACCCCTCACCCCGTCCAGAACCACTATTTTTTGACTTGTCAGAGTAGGCGTAGATGGGATCGGCAGGCTTGCCCCCGGTCTGCTGCATGAGCACGCGCAGAGGGTCATCACGCAGAGAATCGCGGAAAGCCTGAGCCCGATCCGCATCCAGCTTTTCAAGCCAGCGGTAGCCGAGTGAGAGAGCGATGGCGAGGACTTCAACGACACGGGACACGCTCACGCCTTTTTCTTCGCGGCGTCGTCGGCGTTCGTCGCCTTGCCGAAGTTGCAGCCAATCCAGTTCACAACGGTGTAGACGGCCTTGTAGACCTTTCCGGACTGCTCACCTGGTACGGGCATGAATGCAGAAGCCAAAGCGCAGAGGCCCCCGAGCGCGGCTATAACGAGCGCCCACGTGCCCGTCTGGGAATTCAGAAAATCCACGAGAATGGAAAGATCCATCAGTACTTGCCTCCCTGCTGGTAGAACGCCACGTCACGCGGCTTGTCGGGGTCATTGTCCACATGGATCCATGTCGGAGCCAGCTCAATGCGCCGGAATCCGGCCTCAAGCAGGGCCTGCAACATGACGAAACGGGAGTGATAATCCGTACAGCGGATGTCTACGGCATAGCCGCGCGTGTGGGCTGAATCGGCAACGCCGCCGACCGCCTTGTTGTGCTTGGGGCAGCGGTAGGCGGAAGAAAGGGAGAACGGGATACCAGCCAACTTGCGAGCCTCGTCGAGCATACGGAGAACTTCAGGATCCATATGCTCGATCCCCGCCCCGCATCCGTCCTTGCATCGGAACTCATCGGGTGAGAAATAACGAAGGGGAAGAACTGCCATAAAAAAAACGCTCCTGACTTTTGCTGGGAGCGTATCACATCCAGAGAAAAAGTGTAAAGAATGAAAGAAGTTGAAAGGCGTTGCAACGATTTGAAAAGGGATGAAAATAGTTGAAAGGCTGTTCACCCGTCATGCAGACGGAGCTTGATCGCAGATCGTCCTCTGCTCAAGACTGATCTTGTACTTTCTGAGCTCCTCAGCATACGCAAAGACGCGGCTTCCCCTCGAAATCTGATACACGGGGAAGCCGTGCTTGATAAGCGTCGGGCGCGACCACCCCACCAAGGCACATATCTCTCCCCACCCTTCAAGCTTTTTGACCCGTTCCTTCTTTTTCCTCATCACATCACCCCCACAATTTTCAGAGCGTCCTCGACGCTTTCGACCACGGCGACATGCCCGCGCCAAGACGCGTGAAAGGCTTCCTCATCCGGCGTCAGCTTACGCTTGCACGGCGGCTTGGATCCGTCCTTGACTTCGAGAAAGAGATTGCGGCCCCGGAATCCCACGGCGAGATCCGGGAAGCCTTTGCCGACCCCGGCGAGTGACCAGACAGAGCATCCCACACGCCGGAGGGCGTCCACGATCTGGCCTTGGTTGTCGTCCACGCGCGCAGCTCTACGCATACCGGGCCCCCACCACATCAGCCCGTTCAGCCTCGCTCATGGCCCGGAGGCGGAGCGGATCAAGGCGCATATCCCTTTTCCCTTCCGTAGCAGAAAGGAATCTCTTTCCGCATCCCTCTGGTGTACCCACAGGCCATAGGGCCCCAAGCTCAGAATCCCGGTCAAACTGTACCGGGCCCCCTACATAGCCGACAGGCATCACGACGACACCGCGCTCACGCAGCTCACGCATCGAAGGCAGATGGCATTCAGCTTTCCGGCACGCCGGGCAGGGAGACAAAAAGTGCTGATACTTTCCCGTCTTCTCGTCCTGCTTCCAGCACCAGAAAAAGCCCTCGTCGCCGCAGGTTTCGCAGTGGATATGCACCATCCGCCCGGGGTTGTTCGCTTGCCAGCTTTCCCATGCCCGCAGGATTGCCCGGCCCATGTTCTGCGGCATCCGTTCCTCATCGGCAATCTGGCCCACGATGTACGGAACGGCCTCGTCCGGGATATGGCCTGTGCGTTCCCAAACCGACATGACGAACGGAGATGATTCAGGAGGCACAGGGCGGTTGAATATGGCGTAAATATCTTTCATCATGTCAAAAAAAGCATTTCCGTTCATCACGCTGCCCCCTTATTGTAGCGATTTTTATAAGCTTCTGCGGCCTTGGCGAAACGATCCGGGTCGAACTCACCGGCAGGGGCCGCCCGCTGGGGAGGCGTATCGAGAAACCGCCGCTTGCTGAGAAAACTGGAGGCCAGCGGGATGTACTGCCCGTTGTCCTTCTGCCACTGCTCTGAGGCTTCCCATGCCGTGATAGCGTCAAGCAGCTTGGGGAGCCCCGGAAGAAGTTTTGCCCGTGAGAGCGTAAGCCATGCTTGCCAAGCTGCGCCCTCGTCCCGCTTTTCCGGCGGGTAAGCGTCGAGAAACTGGACAAAGGCCATGTCCGGGTATGACGTCTCGACCTGCGCCCGTGGGTTCGTTCCGAGTTCCCGTGGTGTGGGCTTTTCTTCCTCGTGAGCGAAAGCGGACTCACCCCCACCCTGCCCCTCTGTGAGGGGTGGGGGTGTTTTAAAATCAGGATCAGAATCAGAGTCAGTATAAGAGTCAGTAAGGGTTTTTGGGTTTTCGTCTAAAAACCGTTCGGTTTTTGTGTTTTCATAATTAACCGTTTGGTTTTTGTTTTTGCGTGGACGGCCACCCTTTTTTCCATTTTCCCGGTTTGCTTCACACTTCGTCGCATACCGATCCCGATTCTCTTCAAAGCGAGGCTTCATGAGAAGAAAGATCGCCTTGGTCATGTCATCAAGTTCAGGCATCTGGCAGGCACCATGCAGTGCGAAGATCGCTTGCATGAGGGTTGAACGCTGAACATCATTCAGCAGCGAAATTGCTGGCCACTGTTCCGTATAGAGTATGAAACTGTTGACTTTTTCCTGTGTTTCCATCATAATGTTCCCATAGAGTTTGTTTTGATGTTTGGCCCTCTGCGGGAACAGGGGGCCTTTTCTTTTGCCTCAAGCTCTATCGCCACCATGTCCGGCCTCTTCTCGCAGTACAGGCGGCAGAAGTGCACATCTTTAACGTAGCCGTTTCTCGTGAACCACGGGGGCACCCCGTACTCTTTCGACCAGTCCGCAAAGCACAGGACGCGGCGCCCGTCGCGGTGAAGCCGACCCAAACGGCACGGCCCTATGCCCATGCCTGCCCCATGACTTCATATTCAGGGATACCACCCGTTTCAGACTCGCTGCGGAGCTTCTCCCAACACGACTGGCACCTGTAGTTGTTCGTGGGCTTCCCGCAATCATGGCATTTCCGCTTGAAAAGCGTTGACTGATTACTCTGTGGATGCTCTTCAAGCCATTCATCGCGTGTGATTCCGGCTTTGAATGCATACGTACAGGCCTTGTCGCAAAAAACCGCATTCCCCTTTGCCGGGAATTCTTTCCCGCAGCACTTGCACTTTTTGGGGCCTCGCGTCTGCGCGGCCTTATCCTTGCATTCCTTCGAGCAGTATTTTGCGGTTTTGGCAAAGAACCGTTTCGCCTCAAACATCCGGCCACACTGCTGGCAAGTCAGGATAGGCATTCTCCCCTCCCCTCTTCATACTTAGCGCATGCTTGATCAAGCTGGATTTTGACCAACTCCGAAGCATTATCTACAAGTGAAGGATGCTCACGCCGGATCATCCGAGACGCCATTTCTCCTATGGCCTCTTGCACATCCGCCATTTCTTCGCCCCACGAAGATCTGTCAGGCTCTGCCCATCCCTTGCGCCTCACGACATAGCCTAGCCTGTCAGCCAGCCATTCGAGAGGAGCGATGGAGCCACAGGAGGCCATAATGCCGAAAAGTGCGTCCGCCCCGAGCTTCGCCCCATCATCAGCGGGGTTCAGTTCACGCTTGAGGGTCGGGTACGGCTTTCCAATCTCGGCGGCGATAGCCTTGATCGGTTTTTCGCCTTCATCGATCATGGCCTCGATAACTTCCGTCAACGTGTTATAATCTTGGGTATTCATCGATCATTTTCCTTGGTGTATCCCCATGCTCTAATGGGGGCATGACATCTTTCGTCCACCTGCTCATCACCCTGCGCGGCCCCGTGTGGCGCGTCCGCATCCTGTCCGGCGGCACCATCCGCTGGAAGTGCTACCGCGTCGCGGAGTACCCGACGCCGGAGGCCGTGGTCCGGCGGTGCATGACGGGGCTAGCGTTCCGGAGCAAAAATCAGGAGCACGACAACAGCCACGCCGAGCGCAAGCAGGATGTCACACAGCATGACTCACCTCTTCGGGTTCGGTGGGAGTGCTGGGAGCGGCTGGAAATTGCCCCTCGTAAACGAACTCCCATAACTTGAACAAGTTGTCAGAATTAATCCTTGCCCCTGACAAAAAACGCGAAATCGACGCCTGAGAAACTCCAGTCTTTTCTTCGACTTCTATCTGGGTTGCCCGGGTAATCTGCATTCTTTCGCGCAAGTGAGTTCTGAAAAGTTCGGTGTTCATGGCGTAAGTATATACATATACGTATCTATATGCAAGTAAAATTACATTTACGAAAGATGACTTTTTGTCCTCAGTATCGTATGCAGGAACGTATGGAACTAGAAGAAAAACTCATGGCTCGGTTGAGGGACATTTCAGATCAACGCCAGATAGCTGCATTTGCTCAAAAATGTGGCGTCAGTCAGGCGAACTTGTCGCGTGCTTTAGGGGTCAAAGCCCAGCAACTTGGGCTCGATAAGGTATCAAAAATATTGTCAGCTATGGGGGCATTGGTGATTTTCCCGGATGAAGAAAGGTATCCTGTAATGCGTCGTATGGCCTGTCACTCTCCTACTGAAAACGTAACAGGGGACAACTTACATGAGATACCTGTCTTTGAAGAAGCAGGTGCCGGACTACCAGCTGAATTTTTTTCTACCGCTCCAGAAAATATGATCCCTGTTCTCCCTCAGTATAATCTTCCCGATGTTCGTGCCGTTAAAGTTACTGGCGACAGTATGGAACCTACAATCTTAAAAGGGGCTTATGTAGGTGTTATCCCTCTTGACGACGAACTAGAGGACGGCGGCATTTACCTTGTACAGCGTCCCCCATTTGGTTTGGTTGTTAAAAGAGTTATGCAAGATGAGGATGGTAATATTATCCTCCATTCAGACAATCCCAGATGGAAACCACAGAAAGTTTCTAATGAGGGATACGACAACATCATTATTGGGAAAGTCGTTTGGACTTGGCAGCTTGTTTAGTTACCGTGTGGGCGTGGCGTGACGTGAGCTGTAAATGAAAATCCCCGCCGGAGCGGGGAAGGAGAAAGAAATGGAGCCACAAATTATTAGATTACAATTAGCACTTATTTTCCAAGATATCATTAGAAATCCTAATCTATTTATGGAAGAATTAACGAGTGAATTAGACTTATTCAAAGATTCTAATCCAAATTTTATTATGCATCCTAGCACAATCCCTCCAGTCGTTCCTATTGGGACACTTATGGGTACTAATAAAATGACAAGTCTATCTGCAACAGGAGAACGGATTGATTTTATTTGCTATAATGTTCCAAACATAGATAAAAATGTAAAAGATGTGTACGACAAAAATGTTCCAATCATTATTGACAAAGTATTGTCTAAAAAAAGTATAGGTCGTATCGGTTTTATATCGACAATATTTAGAGAAGATAAAAATCCAAATAATTATATAGAAAAAAATTATACTAATCATTCTATAATAAAAGATACGACAGAGATTTTTGTTAGATACAACAATCCATATAAATACAAAAATATACTTATAAACAAATTAACAAATATTGAAAGCCCATTTAAACCATTTCCAGATAACGATACAATAGGATGGTCAATAACAAAGGACATCAATACTTCTTTTAGAGATGATGGACTTTCAAAAAAATTTGTATTGGATCTGTATTCAAAAATAAAAGATTATTTATGTTCGTAGGTGAAACATGCTAAAAAGTAATTTTCCGCAGTTTCCACCAGACCCTAATATTCTATTTGGAAAAGAGCAAAAATCTTCAACCAGTTCAGGTCAAGAACAAATATCATACCAAAAAACTTCTGCGTCTACTGCCTCAGTGGGTAATGAGTATCAATTTTTTGTTTATTTATCCAACTTGCATAATGCAATTATTCCAAGAATGAATGAGTATGAAAAAAATCAAGAAAATTTAGAATTAATTCTACACAAAGAAAAAGCGCTAGAAGAAGCAACACGAAGACTATTATCCATAAATATTATTTTAGGAATGATACTCCCAGCGGTTATTTTATTAATATTTTTCCTTTTTTGTTGGGTACATGCACCAGAAAATGTCGAATTATTCTTTGAAAAATATAAATGGATCTACTCTGGCTTTACACTAGTTGGATTGATTGCTTTTATTAATCCAATATGGAACATTCACCAATACAGTAAAAGACTAGATTCTATTGAAAAACAATTAAAAATCAACGGTAACAACTAGATAAAAACACCAAAAAAGTCCCCAACAACAAAATAAAAATAAAAAACTTAAAAAATATTCAATAAATTTTCCCATAGGTCTTTTGGTACCTCCTCGCCCCTCCCCGTGAGGGGCTTTTTGTGCCCTGCCGGGCGTGACCGCCGAGCCTTCGTGGTGTCGGCGGTATTTTTTGATTCAACATATACATATATGAAATTTTTATTGACGTAAAATTCGCATACGTATATATTGTCTTCACGACGAACGGGAAAGGCGAGTGGCGCGGCAACGGCCCGCTGAAAGCTGGAACCGGACGGAGGAAGCCCCAACAAGTACGAGCACGGCAAGCGCAAGCCTTTGGGAGCGGGAAGCACGCGACGGCAGGAAATGGGGTGATGTGGAGACAGGCCGCGTAGGGACGGCGGGACGGAAAAACGGCTGAAAAGAAGGCCGAAGCGCAAAGCGCACCGAAGCGACGGGGGCCGAGCCGACCAACAGGGCCCACGGTTACGACACAAAGATCGGGCCGTGAAACGTGATGAAATACGAATTTTTACATCCGGGCGGTCAGTTGACTTTCTGACAATTCACCGCCCCGCATGAAAGGGAGCGCGAGAAATCGTACTCCAGAACCATGCTAGAGCGTGGATAAGGTGCGAGGTGAGGCAAAGTTCGGTTGGGCAGGGCGCCGCGAGGCAAGGTGTGCGCGCCCCGGCGGGGATTGGCCCCGTCGGGTGCTTGCCTTGAATCATCGAAGCCAGGAACTACGCCGGGCTTTTTCATTGGTTCTGGGACTCCGGAACGAACTTTAACCGAGAGGATACAGCCATGCGTAACCCTTACGAATATGAACCGGAAGATGAGCCCCGCGTGTGCGCCACCTGCGCCCGTTTCTTCGAGTTCGATCAGGTGTGCAACGTGCCGGAAACCGTGGTGAAGGCCATGAAGGAACGGTTCGGCATCGCGCTGGCCGATTCGGAAATCGCCATCGAACCGGACAGGATCACCGACTGTACGGAATGGGTGAGCGCCGAACTCCACGACAGGAATGCCCTGTATGAGGCCAAGCAGGAAAAGAGGAGGAACGCGGCATGAACGGCACCATTTTCTGCCCGCACTGCAAGCTCAAGTACGACAAGGCCGTGAGGCTCAGGAGGCACCGCGACTTCTGGATCTGCTCGTCCTGCGCGGAATACTACACCGCCGAGACGCTGGTCACGGCGTGCGAGAACGCCGCACGATCGTTTCTGGCAAAGGCCAACTACCTCAAAATCATGGCACGGAGGGCGGCGGCATGATTTCCAACGTCTACATGAAGCACGCCAAGGTATCACTGGAACGGCCTAAAAAGGTTGACCGGGCTAGAGTTGCTGCGGTCATCATCTTTATGTCTGTCATGCTCGGTATCTGCATTCTTCCACAGATCTTGTACGGGATGGAGGCCATGCGATGAATCAAGAGGAACTTGATCAATTCATATCGTGCTTCTGGCTCACGGTTCGGAAGTGCTTGCACCAACGAATCCCTATGAAGCCTTGAGGTTTACCACCCAAGACGGCGTGGCAATCATCTTCAAGGACGCTGACGGGGAAATCACGAAAGACAGGAATGGGGCTTTCGAGGTTCTCCGGTGCTTTCGGAAAAAACGCAACTGGAACGGAGGCGGAAAGAGGGAACGGAAAGCCCGCAGTGCTTCAAGACGCAGGTTGCTGGTCAACTCAATCGCAAAACGCGACGGGTGGAACTGCATGTACTGCGGAGCAACGCTGACGCTTGAGACAGCAACGATAGAACATATCGTTCCCCTTGCCGGAAATGGGCTTGATGACCTGCGGAACATGACTCTCGCCTGTGCTGAGTGCAATCATGCTGCGGGGCATCTGAGTGCCCGGCAAAAGGTGGAACTCGCTTTGAAAAGGAGAGGGGATGTGATGAGGCCAGAAGCCGATATGTACGACGCGGAGAGGGAAAGCGTAGACCGCACGATTCCCGATGAACCCGAATACCACGGCCCCGACAAGGGGCCTTTTTAATAACATATTGAGGTAGAATTATGCGCGAACTCACGAAAAAAGAGATAGAAGTTTTACAGCGTCATGCAAAATGGCTGAAAAATGAAGAAGGCGGTGAAAAGGCCAACCTGTGGGATGCCGACCTGCGGGGTGCCGACCTGTGGGGTGCCTCAGGTAAAATTCTATCCTTTGGTCCTATCGGTTCCCGACGGGGAATCACATATGTGACCAAGACCGAACGGACTATCCATGTCCGTTGTGGTTGCTTCTACGGTACGCTCGAAGAATTTGCGGCGAAGGTTGAAGAAGAACATGGTGATTCTCAACATGGGAAATCGTACAAGGCGGCAATCGAGTTCATCAAGGCGCATGATGACGCTTGTTGGCAAGATGATGTCGAAGAATAGCAATGAAGGCCCTGAACAAGGGCCTTTTTAGTTCCCGGGAACCCCGGTGAAAAGGAGATTGATATGACTCAGGCTGTGGAAATCTATCAAGGGGGTAACGCTGTTGCTATGCAGGGCACTGCATTGACTGCCGAAAACCTCAAACAACAGGTTGCAATCGTACAACAAGCTATGCGGGCCGTAATGAAAAAAGGGCTTCATTACGGGGTGATTAAGGGATGCGGTGATAAACCCGTTCTTCTTAAACCCGGTGCAGAGGTTCTTGCCTTAACATTCCAGTTCGCCCCTAAATACGATGTACAAGTAACCGATTTAGGAAATGGACATCGGGAATATTCAGTGACCTGTGAATTAACACATAGACCAACAGGGGCATATGTTGGACAAGGTATAGGGAGTGCCTCTACCAGAGAGTCAAAGTATTTATATCGTAAGGCCGAACAAAAATGTCCTCGCTGTGGAAAGGAATCCATCATTAAAGGGAAAAAAGAATATGGAGGAGGATGGATTTGCTTTCAGAAAAAAGGGGGATGTGGGGCAAAGTTTCCCGATGGAGATCCTGAAATAGAAAACCAAAATATGGGTCGTGTTGAGCATGACAATCCTGCGGATTACTACAATACGTGCCTAAAAATGGCAAAAAAACGCGCTCTTGTGGATGCTGTTCTCACATGTACGGCGGCTAGCGACATTTTCACGCAAGACATTGAAGATGAACCGCAATCTTTTGGTGCAGAACAGGGGGCATATGCCAGATTAGATATTCAAGAAATTGGCCTTCGATTTGGACAATGTATAACTGTTGAAGAGCTTGATACTGTCATCGGAAGCCTTGGAATCGATAAATTCCATCCTGACGCAGCCAAGGTAGCTACACTTTACAACAAAAACAAAGAAGAGATTCTCTCTGAGCAAGCAAAGATAAAAAAGGAAGAAGTCAATAATGCTCAATAAAGTTCAAATCATCGGCAGACTCGGGCGTGACCCCGAACTGCGTTACTCGCAATCCGGCTCTCCCGTTTGTACTCTGAGTGTTGCCACCGATGAGGGGTACACCGACCGGGATGGAAAGAAGGTAGAGCGGACGGAATGGCACCGTGTAGTGCTCTACTCCAAGGCTGCGGAAAACTGCAACCAGTTCCTTAAAAAAGGCTCTCTTGTGTATGTTGAGGGCAGCCTACAAACTCGCAAATGGCAAGACCAACAGGGACAAGACCGTTTCTCCACGGAAATCAAGGCGCAGCGCGTCCAGTTCCTCGACAAGAAGGACGGAGGAAAGCCCAGTTCATCCTTACCCTCTGAATCTTACGGCATGGACAATGTGCCCTTTTAACGAGGTGAACATGCCCACCTTCAACGAAATCCAGCAAGAAATCGCCGGGATGCTTTCTATTCCCGATGAGGAGCTGACTCCGGAACAACGCGAGGCTATGGACGCCTACATGGATGAACTCGCCAAAGTCGAAGCAGACAAGGTGGATGGGTTCGGGCAGTTCTTGAAAATCCAGTCGGCACTTGCCGAAGCTTGCAAGGAAGAGGCGAAGCGACTCGCAGCCAAGGCGAAAGCCGCAGAATCACGCCTTGCATGGCTCAAGGAACACTACACCATCGCACTCAGGGAAAACGGACTCAAGAAAGTATCCGGCAACGCCTACACAATCAGCGTTCGGGAAACTGAGGCTGTAGCGGTAACGGCGCAAATGGAAGAACTTCCCGAACTGTACCGCCGCACAAAGACGACAGTGGAGCCGGACAAGCCCACAATCAAAGAAGCCCTCAAAGGCGGATTGACCATCCCCGGCTGTGCTCTGGTGAAGACATACAGCTTGCAAGTACGATAACCACCCCGGCCCGGCTCACCACCGGGCCTTTCTTTTGGGAAAGACTATGATCGTATGGCATGTGACCACGGCAAAGAAGCTTAAGCGTTACAAGGATTCGGGGGGCATTCTTCCGCCCGTCGGGGCGTGGGATAGTCTTCCCGCAGTCGAACGTTTTTCAAAACAGACAGGGCGCAAGGTGATTTTGAGGCTGAAATTCCCAAGCACGGCGGAACGGCTTCCCGGTCATCGTGGGGAAGCCTTTGTACTCAATGAAACGTATAGGCTCACAAGCATATGAGGTGAGATGAATCATGAGTGTTGATTTGTACGGGGATTACACGGCTGAGATACTTTCGCTTCCACAGCAATGGCGGGAACAGATGTGGTTAGCCAACGGAGAAACCGGAATTTCTTCTAAAACGAAAAAGAGGTGGCTGGAGTTTCGGAAGCACAGAAAGGCACCATGCGGAGATGAAACGCATCATTGCGTAGGATGCATGGTAAAGTATGGGTGCTCTCTCACTCCGGATTGGATAGACGCCGCCGAGTTCGAGGCGAGAGTGTCACGGTATATCGCTGAAAATGCATCAGAACTAGATATGATATCTAATAACTTGCAGTTCCTTGATGGTTTCAAAGCCAAAAGCCTAGCGTGGTACATCCTGCGGGAAGCGCGTATCGCCGTTGAAGAGGAGATGGACAATGAGTGAAACCTCCCTTGAATCCATTATGCAGTGCTCAAAAGAGGCAATCGCGCGGGCGTATATGTGCCGGGCATATGTGACAGTTCCCATCGGGAAATGTCCCGACCCGTATTGTCGGGTGAGAGGATGCAAAACATGCGGACGGGTAACGCCTCAAGCTTGGGAAGAAGTGTTGAACAGCGCGCAGGAGAAGAAGGATGCCTGAACCCCAGATCGTAATCGTGGTCAACTCCCTCACGGAAGCCCACAAGCTCGAACGGGAACTTGTGCGGGATAGGCAGAATGCATGTGGCTACAGGCCGCGTCAAAAGGATGAGTGCAGGTTTTGCAAGCATGTGGGGCGCTACTCCAGCTACACATACCAAACAACCTACTTTTGCGACTTGCACAATTTTTGTGTTGCTGCACGCGGGATATGCAACGACTTTGAAACAAATATACCGGGGGAACGAACCAATGACAGCGCAGGAGTGGCTTGACGAACTGGAGCGGCTTAGGAAGGCGGCGATCATGCCGCCCTATTATCTCAGGAAGAAACTCTTTTTTGGAGAGGATGAAGAAGAATACTACATCACCGATAAAGAAGAGCGCATCATCTGCCGGATGAAATACATGTCCACAGAACCGGATAACGCCGCATACATCGTCGCCGCGTGCAACGCCGTGCCGATGCTGATCGAGATGGTGCAAGACATGTCTTCCGTCATAGCCGGGATGCCGGGCATGGAATCAACCCCCGATGAAATTTTGCAGGACTTCTTTGAAGCCACGGAGCCAAAAGAATGAAAAATACCATCCGGCAGTATTCACTGCCCGGATACGATACAACCGACTACATAACCGAAAGTATAGCCTTCCTGCGTGACAATGAACCGCCGGAAGGCTTTTTTGTCGGGTTCAGCGGCGGTAAAGACTCTATCGTGACTCTGGAACTGTGCCGCATGGCCGGGGTAAAGCATGAGGCTTTCTACTCGTGCACCCGCATCGATCCGCCGGAAGTCGTACGCTTCATCCGGCAGCACTACCCCGAAGTGACATGGTTATACCCAAAAATGACGATGTGGGACGGGATCAAAAAGAAGTGTCCACCGCTGCGAACGGCCCGTTGGTGCTGTGACGTTCTGAAAAAAGAACCGGCGCGGCTTCATCCCATCAAGCATCGAATTATGGGCATACGCGCCGAAGAAAGTGTACGCCGAGCATCACGCCCCAGAATTGCGAGGTTCAATGGGCAGACGACATATAAGCCGATCTTCAACTGGCCTGAATGGGCCGTCTGGGAGTTCATCGAAAGCCGAAAATTGCAATACCCTTCACTGTATGACGAGGGATTTCACCGAATTGGCTGTGTAGTATGCCCCTTTATTCTTGGCAAAGCTCCGGGGGCTACACGACAGCGTGAAGAATCCATGCGACGCTGGCCGGGAATCTGGTATGCCTTCGAGCGTTGTGTCAAGGGCTGGTGGATACTCAAGAAAAATCAAGGGAAGCTTCGAAACGATAATGGATACAAGACAGCCAATGATTACTGGCAAGCATATTTAAGGGGATTTGAATGACCATCACCACCGAAGAACTCGCCAGCATCCGGGCTATCGCAGAGGCAGACAAGAACGGCGCGGACGGCAAGGCGTGGGACGAAGCCATTACCCCAGACATCGTGATCGCGCTGTGCGACCGTATCGAAGAACAGCAGGACGCGCTTAGACTCCTTGACATGGAACTTTCCGCAGTTCGCAATGCCTTGGAGGCTACGGAGCTGGAGGCATATTTATTGGAACAGTCCAATCTTTGGATAGCCGCTGTAGCATTTGACGGAACGGCTAGTGATTACGGAAGTCTGTATGGTCTTGTAGAAGCCGCACACGAGGCCGTGCGGGGAAGGCAGATGAACGAGCACGCGCTGAACGGACTTGATGCGGGACTTGAGCAGCGGCAATGGGAAATCGGGGCAATCGTCGAACATCTGAGAGAAATGAAGGAACGATGTGGACAGGAGCGGTATCAATGCTTGCTCGATTCCGCTGTCAATGAGCTTCTCTACGTTGATGATTCACTTATGACAATCAGAAAAATGCTGGAGGAATCATGCCCGAAGAACTGACGTTGCTACCGTTACCGTGCCCGGCGTGTGGGCACCCTGCCGGAATTGCTAGAGCGAACGGTACAGGCTGTGCGTTCGTCATGTGCCAACATGTGAAATGCGCATTTAGTGGACCCATCAAAACAACGAGTGAAGCCGCCGTTGCCGCATGGAACGCCCTGCCCCGAGCGCTGGAGTGGACGACAGAGCCGCCGAAGGTGCCGGGGTGGTACTGGTTCAAGGATGAATATGGCATCCGCATCGCATGGATCAAGCATGACTCTCGTAAAATAAACGAATTATATGCTGTGATTGGAGGTGTTGGTAACTGGATGTCAACCTTGCATGGACAATGGGCTGGCCCCATCCCCGAACCCCAAGAACCGAAATAGCCCCGAAAGGGGCTTTTCCTTTTCTGGAGGAGAACATGCGAAGACCCATCAACCCCGTAATCCCGTACCCACCCGAGGCCATCCAGCACACCCGTTGCGTTCTGGCCTTGTCCATGATCACCGTGGCGCTATCCCTCCTCAAGCCCGAAATGCTGGCGCAGCTTGGCGACCTTGGCAGACAAGTCGAGAAGGTCAACCGCTGGATCGAACGGTGTAGCGATGATGTCCAGCGCAGGTTGTCTGCTGGCGCAAAGCGAGATCTCGACAGGAGGTTCCATATCCTCGCGGAACACGTCGATTCTGCACTTGCTGAAACCGATGACGCCAAGAAATGGAGCCTGTGGGCCTCTGGAGTGTGGGCCGGGCTGACCTTCCTTGAGGACTGCCGGAACACTTGCCCCGCCTACTTCCGGGGCCTTCACTGGCACAACCTGCTCAAGACGCTGACCACGCTGTGCAATGCGCTCGAAAAGGTCGACCCGCAGATCGCAGATATCGGGACGCTGGTGTACGAGCGGGCTGCGTAGGGAGGACAAGAAATATGGAAACGACAATCTCGGAAATCCGCTCAATCGTACAGCGGCGTCGGGAGTTGGAGATTGAAGACCAACGTCTCTACCAACGGTTTCTCGAACTGCTCGAACTCAACCAAGGGACTAGAAAATCTTCTCGTGATACGCTATCCCCCAAAGCAGGGAAGGCGTTTTTTGCTGACGTGAAAAGGAAATCCCATGAGCGTAGCAAAGCGCGGTGACGGCAGATGGGCCGTCAAGTTCAAGGATGAGGAGGGGCGCTGGAGACAGCGCTCTTTCCGTACTGAGGAAGATGCCCGGCAGTTCGATGCGGATTGCCAGTATGATGCGGTGGAAAACACGCGCCTGACGCTGTTGGAGGCGGTGCTGGTGTACTTAAAAAATACCGAACACGCCGAGAACACCGTAGGAATTTATGAGTTCATTGTGTGCGGGCATGATCGAAAGAATGGGGAACACAGAGAGGGTCCAGCGGAGTTCCTTGCAAACAGATTCGTGGATACATTGACTCGTCGTGACCTCGAAACTGTACGTGAACGGTGCAGGAATGACGGCCTCTCAACAGCAAGTATCAATATCTATGTCGGAAAGATCAAGGCTGCACTCAGTTGGTGCGTTGAACAAGACTTACTCCATGAAAACCCTTGGGGAAAATATCGACAACTCCCCGGCGTAAGAAACAAGCCACGGACAGGAACATTGGAAGACTTCCACAAACTCTTTCCTGTGCTCCCGCCGTGGCTTCAATGGGCAGCAAAAACAGCCATTGCCCTATGCTTACGTCCCGGCGTGTCCGAACTTTTCCGATTGGAATGGTCGGCATTCGACTGGAAGGCTAGAACCGTGAGCGTTTACATGCCCAAAGTAGATAGCACCAAAATGGTATTTCCACCAGAGGAATATCTTCAGGAGGCATGGGTACGCTACCAAGATGATGCGATAAACGGTCAAAGTTTGGTTTGTAGAAATAGAAAGGGAGGACGTGTGAATAAAGGGCTTTATGAGATTGCATGGAGGCGGGCTTGCCGAAAGGCCGAAGTGTCTATGCCTATGTATGCCCTGCGACATATCGCCGCGTCCGAGATGCTTTCAAGAGGCGTGGACATCGCCGCAATAGCTGCGCAGCTTGGGCACAAAGATATTACCACCACAGGTATTTTTTACACACACGCTCTCGCCTCTTCCCAACGTCGAGCAGCGGCCGCACTCTCTTCTTGCACCAATTTGGTGCAGATTGGTGCGGTAAACGGCATCTAAAACAAACCTTATCAATAAGTTATGTAAAAACTTTGCTTTTTCCGCGAAAAAGCACATACATAATTTATTCCAACAACTAACGAACATCCTGCACCAAACAGCTTGGTGCAGACGGAAAAAAGCGTCTTCCCAACGCCTCAAAAAAGCGAGCATCGGTATGCTGTGTGAATGCGAAAAACCCCCTCTCGGTTCGCGCCGGGAGGGGGATTTTTTTTGTGTCAGGAGGATGCCGAAAGTTACTTGTTGCTCATCGGCATGTTCGGGTGTATGTGGCACATGATCTTCCAGCAGTCCAGCAGATCATCAAGCTCTTGAGCGTGCAGCCGGGACGAGCCCTCGTTGTCATCGAGAATCTTGTCGATGGTCTTGAGCACGCGCTCTTCCGTTTCCTCAGCGGCGTTCTGCCGCCATTCCTTATATTCCATGATAGACCTCACTGGGCGTATCTTTTTGCAATTTCATGAATGATTTCAACGTCTCCATCGTCGAGAAGAAGCCCCATGACGGGCACCTTCCCAGACTTCTGAAAAGCGTCTTTTGCCAAGGCATAGGCTTTATCAAGGTCAATCATGCCTGCCTCATCCATCACATCAGCGAATTTCAACGCGGGCGTGTACTGTTTGACCATCTGCCCAGATTTTTGAGCCGCGATGGTTCCAACCATGATCGCCCCGACTTTTTGCAGCCCGGTAGCCTTGGGAATGACTTCCTGATCAAGATAGGCGGCAAGGATAGTTCCAACGTGATTCGGATCAAGTTTTGGCATGATTGACCTCTTTGATTACGCCGAAGGCGTGGTTGTCGTCGCGTAGCTCACGTTCGCACACGGGAGGCAGTCAGTCAGAAAGACAGCTCCGGACGAGGCGAACGAGCTTTTTCCGTTAAGGATGCCACAGCAGCGGGCAGCCTGTTTTACGACCTGAGAGAGATACACGAAACTGGGGATAGCCCCGCAGCAGCACGGGCAATTGTAAACCGTGCTGTACGTTGTCACAGTTCCGCCCGTAGGCGTATACGAGAACTGGACCTTTGCCTGTGGATTCGTGCATGGCGTGACGCAAAACGGATCGAGCTGTGCCCCAGAGCAGTTGCAGAAGCGCAGCCGGAAGGTACCACGGTCCGGAAGTGGAGCGTCAAGGCCCAACGTCGCCACGTTCGTGGTGGTATTGACCGTAACGCCAGTCACGTTGATAGTAGGCACACAACACATGGTGCACCTCCTTTAACTGTTCGGGCAATCGGAATTGCAGGGAGCCTTCCACGCATTCTGAGCGGGCATGGGCTGAGGGCACACAGCGGAAGCCGGGATGATCGTCTTCGTCAGGCCGCTCACGGTCTGCTGGAGACACGCAACCGCGCCGCTCAGGGCGGTAAGCCCGTTGTTGGCAGTCAAGGCCACTTCGTTCACCTTGCCGAGAACAATCTGCTCGCGAAGTTCGCTGGTCTTGCCCATGCACTTGATCTGTTCTTCGATGCGGGCAATGTTCACCTGATTGGCAGCGGCTTCATCGGACAGCGGCTTGATGAACGCAAACATTTCTTCACGCAGAGCTTTGTTTTCCTCTCTCGTAGCCGCGTACACCGTGGCAATGCTCTGATCGCTGTACTTTTCCGCTTCCAACCTCGCGATCTTCGCGTCCTTTTCCGAAATGACGCCGAGCGCCACGCCCTGCGCCGTCATGGCCGCCTGCTGTCCGCCGCCAAGAATACCACCGAGATTCCCATTCTGCAAAAAGGCCAGCCCACCAAGGGCAAGAGCCGGGATGCCGACGCCATACGCGCCACCCTTCGATGCGAATTCAGCCATAAAAAAGACCTCCAAAATTTCCCCCGGCGGGATGCCGGGTTTCTTGGAGGTCAGTATGAATGGGATGGTATGAAATGATGATATGTCATGGTGATAGATGCGGAATGATACGGCGTAAAATGGTTCATTGCGGCACAGTGAGGCGTTGTGAGGGAAGGCCGAAAACGGAATCCTGCCACTCGTCGAGCCAGTCTCGACGATACCAGATTCTCCCGTTCATGGTGGCGTAGCGCGGACCCTTGCTGTCCGGAGCCCATTCTTTGCGGCCCCTGCGCCATTTTTCGAGCGTTGACGTTGAAAAGCCAAGGTAAACAGCGGCTTCTTTTGGCGTCATGCGATCACACATGATAATCATACTCTCCGTTGTCTGGTTTGATACGGTCATACCAGACACGGCTCGCTTCAACGGTTCCCGTGTCGCCCTTGGGGGGTGTGTCCGCACCCCCCTTTTATTATGTTAACACAATAGATTTAATATCTTCAAGCGTCTTGCAGACATCAAGCCGATCTTTCAGATTTTAATACCGACCAATGATAAAACCGGAAGCAGCGGTAAAGGCGTCGGCCTTGGCAAGCACCCGGCGCACAAGCTCATCAAGAGGCACACCCCGGGCTTGGGACAATCCCGAAAGAAACGGCGTTGAGGACGTGGGATCGGCGGTATAGGCGCGGGCCTCGGATTCCTGCTTGTCGAACGTGCTGATCTCCCGGTCTGGATAGGTCGCCGTGAGTGTGGCTATGGCCCTGTCCGCAGCCGCGTTGATTTCCGAGAGCTTGGCGGCTTTCGTCTGTTCAAGTGTCGGCACGGGCGGGACGTAAGGCTGTTCCTCGGCCACGCATTCGGGGTGCGCCTCGGCATAGGCAAACACGGCGTCCCATTCTTCCGCGAACTCGGCGGCGTAAGGGTAGACGTGGTAGGGCATACCGTTCTTCGTGATGACGTATGAATCGTCAGCCACGCGATGGATCATGGTCTTATACTCAGACATATTTCTTCCTTCCCCTTAAGCTACCCTTATGGCGATGCCGCCGTCGTTGGATGGGGCAGTGGCACCGCCAGCCAAGGTAACGCCACGCAGATAATGGGAATCATAGGGCATATAGATGTAAAGCCATGTCCCTCCATTCGGAATGGCGCCGTCACGCCCAACAAAGGCAACATTGGGCATCACGGCCGTTGCCCATGAGGTTCCTCCGTTCGCCGGGGCGCTGCCCGCGCTGTTGGCGTAGTTTACGCTTAATGCGCTCGTTGTATATATTTTGAATATTCCATTGAGTGCATACCCCATAATATATGTGGGGTTCTCGCCTAGTATTTCATCATAGAGTACATAGTTTCCTCCAGAATTTTGAGCTTTCCATGCTTTGGCGCTTCCAACACCCTCTATATGCATGGGTCGAAAAGCATCAAACGGTTCTTGTCCAAGCCTTCCCAACAAAAATTATGGGCTCGCACCCCTCCCGACCCATTGAAGCGGTAGTCCACGAAGACCATTAGCATAATCGGCAGTGCCAGATGTATTGGACTTTTGTTTCGCATCAGCAGCCAAATCATAGGCCGTCTTCACGGCCTTCGCGGACGCCGCCATCTTCGAGTCCGCCAAGTTCACGCTGTCCGAAATCTTCGTGAGCGCTGGCTTGTACTCCCCGCCTCCGGTCAGGAAGCTTTCATGCTGCCCGGCGGCTGCGGGCGGAACAAGGCCGCTTGTCCCGGCTGCCGATATCGTCGCGCCCTGCATTTCGGGTACGGAGATAATGCACAGTCCGCCCGTACCATCAGCAAGGGCTTTTGAGCGCGATATCTTAATACCATCACCAATATAGTTTGTCTGAACGAGTTGTTGCCACGGCTGCCATGTGCCGTCGCTTATGCGTCGGCGCGACCATTCAGGCCCCGCCGTACCCATACGCGAGTAGATTTTCTGAACCGCCGCATTGGGGTTTGTAGCATCGCCGAACACACGAAGGACATAATATCCGTCCATCCCATTCATCGGCACATTGGTACAGTTTCCGGAGTAAACAATGTATGTGCCGGATGAGATAATATCGTTCA